GCCATTTTACACCCTTCGGAGGCTTTGGGACACGTATTGAACCCGCTTAAATTAGCGGGTAACATATGCAAAACAGGCGTATAATATCCGCCCTTCATTGACTTGTTAGTCTTGGGATTTCCTTTGGGGTCGGTAAATAATTTCATATTATTTGCCCCCCTTTGAATACTCTAGATATTCTATTTTACATTGGATATTAAATTGTTTATCCTCTAGGTTTTCAATTTTACCTTCTAAATTAATAGTGCTAAAACCCTTATCTATTAATGATTCTAGTACTATTTCGTGCCGTTCAATATCAAGTGTGACGGCTTCGAATTCGTTGTGAAGTTTGTTTAATTTATTCATTTTATGTTTACCTCATTAATTATGAATTAAAAGAGTATAAGCATAAATATATATATGAGTCAATATATTATTTGTGTGTGGTTATGTTGTATGAAATAGCCTATATAATACGGGGCAATAGATGAAGACTAGCACGGCTATCCAAGCCCATCAATGAGATTCGCAGCTTTTCTCCCTGGTAGACACACCTAAATATATTAGGTGGTCCGCCAGGATTTCCTAAAGATCTTAGGCGGGCGAGCCGTAACGCCTAAAGATTTAAGGCGGGCGAGCAAGCAAAACGGAAACGAAAAACTCAACTAATATCCAATTATACATAACCGATTTGAACCCGACCCCCCAATAAATAAAAGAAGAGTAGACATAATCACATAATTTTTTGTTAAATTTTTTTTGGGAATTTTTTGTCGTTTACCACTCTAAATACCTAATATACAGTAGTTTACAAGGAAAAGCTTGATAAAGGAAATGGATCTTTCAACATCAATTGTGGATAAATTGTGGATAACTCCTTAAAAATTGTGGATAACTTTCCAAATTTACACATTTTAAAGAAAAAGAAAGAAAAGTAACATAAAAGAAAGAAAAAGAAAGTATATCTATAAAAAGAATATATAATATTTTATAAAGAATATATTTGTAATATACAGTATATAGTATAGTAACAGTATATAGTATAGTTACTGTATATAGTATATATATAGTATATAGGCGGATAAAAAACAATATATTTTTATATTGATTGCTTACTTTCTTTAGTTTTAAGTTCACCGTACCAAAAATGGAGACAATTAATGCCAAGCCAAAACATTGAAAAGATCACATTAGATGGCAAAACGTATGATTACGCTAGTTTAAGCACTGATGCTCAGACTACTCTTGCTATTGTTACCGAATTAAACGGTAAGATCAATGAATTCAAGAAAGAAGCACACTTTTTAGAGGTTTCTAGAGGTGTATATGAGCAACAACTTTCAAGACAATTGCCATCTAAATCACTGGAAGACGAAGAATCTAAAAAAGATGCCAAACAGGATAAAAATGGTGGAAAATCCACTACTAACGGAACTAAATCTGGGTGAGAGTCTGATTGAAATTAAGAGAGCTGCGTTCTTATTTGAGAATAGCGGTGATCCAGATATCTTAGATGAGCTGTTAACGCTCATAAAAGACCTTGATGTCCCAGTTTTAATTTCAGAACTCCACATACCATATGAGGCAGAAGCCTAAACAAGCGGTAATTATCCCAGATCAGCACTTTCCTCTTCATGATGCCCCTGCTGTAAACTGTGCCCTAAAAGCAATTGACATTGTTAAGCCTGATATTTTTATCAATCTTGGTGATGTTGGCGAATGGGAGTCATGTTCAGCCTGGAAATGGAGAGATAAGAAGTGCCCTCCTCTGGAATATCAGATCCCAATTATCGAAAAGGACATTGAAGAGGTCAATGCAGGCCTTGATTTGTTCGACAAAGCCCTAGATAAGGTCAAATGTACCAATAAGTATATGCTTGAGGGTAATCATGACGACTGGACCAATCGATTTGTTGAAAAATATCCCTATATGTCCCGTTTTGCCTTTAAAAACAGCTGTAAAATAAAAGAGCGCGGATATAAATTTTATGGTTACAATCGTCCGTTAAAGATTGGTAAATTAAATTTTATACATGGAGCCTATGCAACAGTCTATCATGCTAAAAAACACCTTGAAGCTTATGGCAGCAACATCGTTTATGGTCATACTCATGACGTACAGCGCCATTCGCTTACTAAGTTGGATAGCGGTACTATTGGTGCTTGGTCTCTTGGATGCCTCAAAGATATGTCAGCCGAGAAGAATAAGTGGCTGAGAGGAAGACTCCATAATTGGAATCATGCATTTGGTATTATTACCTGGTTCGACAATGGAAATTTTCAGGTAGAAACAATAGAGATACAGAAGGGGAAGTGTTTCGTATGGGGAAACGAAGTCGATGGAAACTAGGGTCAGTCGGGGGGATATAGAGTTAGATCATTACAATGATCAGGTTGGGTGTGCTGACCCCGTATTCCAAAGGAAAGTGAAGGGCATAACTCATTTTGCCTACAAAAATAAGAAAGAATTACTAAAAAGGCACAAAAACGCAAAAATTTCGGATGCGGGAGCCGCACAAGAGGGAGATTGGGTAGAGGCTCGTAATGGTGTTATGAGTCAGGTGCTGAAAACAGGCTCTATAGGGAAATCACAGTATATTCGCACTGTGTTAGGTCAGTTCAGACCATATAAAGGCAACAACCCTATCTCTGGTGAACCACACAAAAACATATATACTTTCTCCAAAAAGGATCCTTGGGACTATAAAGACAGGGAAATCCCAACAGAAATGGAGATACTGTTCGTAAGTCTCATATTTGGCAATGTTCCAAAAGAGGTTGCTTATATGCATTTATACAAAACGAACAACTTTGCCTATGCAAAAGAGAGATCAGCATGGCTTTTAAAACAAAAGAGGATAAAAAAAGTGATAAACGAGAAATTAGCAGATAAAATGGACAAGTTGAACATTACAGAGGATATGCTCCTTGAAGAGATGCGGGATAGTATACTGGCTGAAAATGGCTCCGTTAAGTTCAATTATATCAAATTAGCCACAGAAATGCGCGGAATGATGCCTAAAGAGAAATCTCATACGATTGGGCTCATGCAAAAGGAGATTCGTGGCTTTACCAAGCAAGAACTAGAAGCATTTACGAGGCCAGCACTTGAAGAAAAAAACGATATTGGAAAAGGTTAGTGATACAAAATCACGAATTGAAGCATCAGAGCAGGCTACTTTAGATGGACGAACCGCTGATAAGGCGATTAGGCTATGTCCTGTATGCGATACTTGTTACGATACTAAATATTACAAGGATTACGCTGATATGGATAAGGTTACTTATTATGAAGATTTTCCCAAATATGGCAAAAAAAGAGCAGTGTGTCCGAAATGCTCGTAAAGTTAGGAAAGAAATACTTCTGGGGATATCCAAAGCGTCAAAAATGGGGAAATACTAACTATATCATACGGTTCGATCCGTTAAAAAAGAATTGAATCCCCATGTGGGATTATGCAATAGGTGCTTTAAAGTTTGTTTTATGTTTTATGGTGGCGTGGGGATTGAAGAATAGCCCAATGGCACTACCCGTTTCCTGTGTATGTCTAGCAATAATAGGGGTTATAGCGACAAGAAGTATTTATGAAAGAAGCTGATTTTAATATAACACCCCCACCATCAGTTATGGCAGAGCGTGATGAGGTTCTAAGGAAGGCTTATTCTGATCTGGTTTTCTTTGGAAAGGCGTTTTTACCCAAAGATTTCTTAAATAAGAGCAAATCTCCTGAATTTCACTACGAAGTGGGAAAAAAGCTAATCAACACCAAACCAGGGAATAGGACCTGTATCATACTCCCAAGGGGTTTTGGCAAGTCAATTCTTTCAAAAGCAGCAATTGTTCACAAATTATGCTTCGTAGCTAAGGATGAGCAGCATTTCTTCGCTTGGATATCAGAAGAACAAACCCAAGCAATCGACCATATCAAGTACATTAGACAGCATTTTGAAGATAATAAGATGATTAAGTATTATTTTGGCAATATGGACGGTGGATTAGTTGGCAAACGATGGACAGAGAAAGATCTGGTTACAGCCAGAGGAGACAGGATTATTGCAAAAGGTACCAATCAGAGGCTTAGGGGTCGTGCCGAGGTGGACGTTCGTTATACTGGTATCATTTTAGACGACTTTGAATCTGAATTAAACACAAAAACACCCGAAAGACGATCTGAGATTAAGAAATGGGTAGTATCAACGGTGTACCCCG